GTTTCAATTGATGCTATAGTTTTGGCAACCGTGTCTGCCTTTGCGGCCGCATCATCAATATTGCCGGCAAAGTTGGTACCCGCTGATTTCAGTTTGCCTCCCACCCATTCCTCCACCCAGCCGCCGCTGTCCAGCAAACTTTGTCCAAAATCTGCCATGACGTTTCCAAGAGGCTTCTTCGCCATGTTCCCAATGGCGTCTTGAACAGGTTTGATCAGTGGTCCATCAAAGAAAGAAGTAAGATCTCCAATACCTTCGCCGAGTGACTTCTGGATGTCAACCCAAACCTCTTTCCACTTTCCTTCTCCAAGCATGTCGGTCCATTTGCCAATCTGCTTGGTCCACTTTTCAATCATAGTAGAGAACTTGCCACCTTCGCCAACCACTCCTCCAATTCCGTCGAGTCCCAGGTTTATCATCGTCTCCATTAACTTGCCCAAAGAATCGGTTAAAGTTTTAACCATCTTTCCAGTGCCGGTTTTGGGATCGAGGTACTTGAAAAGGGCTCCAAACGCTCTACTAAATGCTTTCATCAGTCCTGTCTTCACAAATAAACTGTTCAACAGCATTCGAATGCTCTCGGCAATGTCCATTGTTTGTTTTACCATCTTCTGGTATCTCTCTTCCTGTCTCGCTTTTTTCTCCGCTTCTTCGCGTGCTTTTCGGGCAGCGGCAGTATCCGCATTCATCATTTGAGATAACTCGTCTGTGCCCATCCCCATTTGCTCGGCGATGGCCATGCGCTCATACTTACTCATGGTATCGAAATTCTTGCCTGCCATGTCGAGAGAAGACTTGAGCGTTTCTATTCTTTCATTCTCCGTCATGTCCATCATTTCGAGTGTATTAAGATAGTCGCCCCCTAACAACGCGTTTAAATTACCTACTTTTTGAGCGGCAGTATCAAAAGTATCAAACTGTCCAGCGACGCTTAAGAGTTTATCCATTGCTAACCCGCTGGCCATTGCAGTTGCTTCTAAATCTTTAAACACATCCATCATATTCGGACCTTGTGCCATCAATACCTTACTCGCTGCGGTAAAATCGGCTGCAAATTGACCTGGAGTTTTACCAAAACTAGATGCCATTACTGCCATGTCTTTCCACTGCTTCTCTGCATCACTGGCGGTCATTCCCATTGCTTTGGTCATGGTATTTAAAGCGCCCCCAGTCACAGAAGCACTAACTCCCACTCTCTCTAACTCGGCGCTCGTGCGTACAAGGTTGGTTTGCGTTCCAAGCGACATAGAAGTGAAAGAAGTCAGAGTGCTAGCCAACGCTCCAGCTGCCTGCCCTGCATGTTGGGGCAAAATGCCCAATGACCAATTAACTGCCTTTCCAACTGCTTTCGACGAGGTTCCCAAGTCGCCCGCTATTTTATTATAGTTAGCAATTGCTTCAGAACTCTTAAAGAAATATTCCACACTCGCAGACCAGATCTTGCTCATTAAAGTTTCGGCAATGTTCATTGGATTCAAAGCAGACATAACAGATTTGCCCAGATTTTTCATCATCTGCGATGCTGCCTCTAATCCTGGCGCAATGGCACCCGATTCCTCTTTTAGTTTCTTCATGTCGCCATATGCAGTCATGGTTTGCTTCATAAATCCACCAGCCTTGCTTGAGGACAGACCAAATCTGTTTCCTATGCCATCTACTAGTGAATTGGTTAGTCCCAAGTGGTCGTTTGATTTGCCAATAAACTCAATTCCTGCTTCATGTTGCTTGTTTTTCCTCTCCGCTGCCTGAATAAAAGCATCGGTCGCCTTTATTTCCGCCTCCCAATGCCCATTTGCCTGTTGAAAAATTTGCTTTTGAAGTTTTGCCTGTATTCGCAATTCCTCATTGACGGCTTGGAGTGTCTTGAGGTGCTTAACGGTTCCTTGGTCTATCGCTTCGAGATTATCTAGGGAACGGAATTGTTCTTTGACGCTCTCCTCTTGTGCCTGAAGTTGACCTGTGGCGACGCGCCGGCGTTCGGGGGTCGCTTGTTGGAGCGCTGCTTCTGCTGCTTTTTTTCCTCTATCTTTCGCCATCGCTTATGCGTTTCCTCTTATTTGGTAAACGGCCATTTCAAACCAGTTACTCTTTCAAACTTTCCGACTGCTCGATCAAGGTTGCCCTTGTCTCTATAGGTAGAAGGATTATCCAACCCGTTATCTTTCCACGATTGAAGGTATCGTTTTTCTTTTGAAAGAACATTTGCGAAACTTTTAACTTCGGATTCGCTTCCCTTGACTGTGAGAGGAAGAAGACTTCCTCGGTATAAAGATGGCATTAACCATCGTAGAATTCCACCGAACATTAATAGCCACGATTCATTCAATTTTCCCTCTTCATTTCTCGCCTGAGCGAAATCGATCACGACGGGACTTAGGTCTTTTTCATTTTTCATTAAAAGAACCTCCTTGATATCATTAATAAATAGTATTGCCCAATAAAAATAGGGAAGCTAGTATGTGCTTCCCTATTTTTTCGACGACATTGCATCTGCTTCTCGTTTTAGTTGTTTGGTTAATCTTTCTACGAACCACTCGCGCAGTTTGATGGGAAGATTATACGCTTCAATGAAACTCCAACCACCGTAGTATTTTAAGGCGAAGAATTGCTCATAAACGCCTTCCATATATTTAGGAGTCAGGCCAAAAAAACCGTGTAGAGAAGGGCACCTCTAACTCCTGCTCGTATTCGCATTCGCGACAGACGAAATCCTGTTTTAACTCGATGTTAGGTGTAAGTTGGCTAAACGCCTTCCTAAAAAATCTGGAGTCAGATGCTGGCATTGTTTCCACAAAGCTTTCAATTTGCATATAATCTGTTACTCCATTAACTGAAACTATGATACGCTTCAGATGATCTGTTAAAGGGTGCACCGCTAATTTCTTTTTCTTTTTCATCTCTTGAGTGCGACTAAGGGTGACTTCATCCATGCTGGTTAAAAGTTTCACCTCAACCGTTACTCGGGATTTGGGAAGAGTGATAAAATACTTACCCGGTTGTCCCTCGGATACCAACTGTTTTATTTCTTTGTCTTCGACTTTTTCTAAATCAATTGGTCCCTTAGCAGGGCAAGCAGCTAAGTCAAATTCATAATCCTTGTCCTCATCGCCACACACAGGACACGACACTCCCGTTGGATACATGTTGCCATATCCGCTGATCCGTGCTGCGATCAGAAGCGCGTTCTTATCGCCGACAAGTAATTCGTCAATCTTAATAGATTTGTCGACCAACAAATTCTTAAGAAGGCGGTCAAAAACAACACCTTTCTTAATGAGAGATTCTGTGGTGAGAAGATCTTCTTCTTTCGCAGTCATCTCTTTAAGTTCAATCTCTTTCACCCCATGTAGTGGATGATCCTCGGGATATAGTTTCCCTTGAGAGGGAAGTTCCACCAACTCAGTTGGTGAAACGTAAGAGAGTGAATTTTCTTGTGGTGATTGTTCGGGGGTTGGCAGCGAATTGAATACTGGGGGAGCTTCCGCTGCATGCTTTGCTCCTGGTGAGGGCATGCCGAGACGCTCCTCATTATTTCTTCTAGTCATTAATACCTCGTCTTTCTTCGATTAGTTTAAGTTTATTCTGCTGGTGGGCTTTCGCCTGTTTCAGAATTAAATCCAGTGGCGGCGGTTTGCTCTTCAGGACCATTGCCTGGAGTATAAGTTTTGAGGGAAACCCAATCAAACTGAAATTCCATGCTGATTTCCATCAGTCCTTCTTGATCATACGCCAATTCTCCACCAAAATCAAGGCTTTTAATCCAGGGATTATGAAGTTCCATTGTTTCAATCTTCTCCCCCAAACTATTCAACATGTGAATTTTGACATTGGAGACAGCAGTCGTTGCCATTCTCTTGCCAATGGTAAGTGCCTGTGGCCCTACGCCCACAGAGTCATCTATAAACCCGGGCAATTTATAACCCGATGCTTGAATCAGATCATATAATTGCTCAGTCGCATGAGGATTGGCAGGATCAACCAACTTAACAGTAACAGTATCAAAAGTTACTCCGCCAGGATAATAAAAAGTGTGATTAAGAAACTTATGATCAGTCACGCCAATCTCCATCTTGGGGCGATTCACTCCCTTGGCAATATATGAAATATTGCTACCAATAAAAGCCGAACCGATCTCAATCAACCAACGATGTGATCTTTTAGGATCTGCTACTTTTGCGTCACTCCAGAAAGGCATAATATATTTCTCCTCTTTATCTCGTTCTACTATAAATAGTAAATACTTCTAAATTTAATCCTCAAAACTTGCACCAGATCTTGTAATAACAAAATCAAGAGCAATAAACTCAATAGCACGCGCAGGTTTCAAGAAAATCTTAGCATATAAGATATTCCTATCAACCAAATCAGGCGTCGTAGTTGTCTCATCCAACAATACTTTAAAGTCTGTCAATCCCAACCGAGTCTTTACACTCTGTAGGAATGGATTGGTGCGACCCAAAAATCTATTCCAAGTTGCACTCACGTTCTGTTCGAACAACAGGGTAGCAGCGATGCGTGAAATCTCACGCTTCACATAGATCATCAGTCTTCGCACGTTAATGCGATCTAAAGCAGATTGTGTAACTTGCAGCGTCTTTTGTCCAAACACCACAATTCCTTCTGCTGGGAACTGCGCAATGGGGTTAATATTGGCGGCATACAAATCATCTCTCTCTTTGGAGGACAATCTTGAGCGCACATTAGTGACCGGAATTCCGGCACTTCCTTCAGTTAATCCGCCTCTGTTAAATCCAGCAGGCGCAAACCAAAGTTCACTCCTTGCTTGACTACTTGCAAAGGTACCAAGAGCAACCACACTTGGAGGTACCCAGAGCGACCCGCCTGTAGTCACAGTGTCGGTAATCTGAACCCATGGGTAGTAGCAGCAACCATAACTATTGTTAAGGTTTCTGAGGTCTAAAGCATCAATGGCACTATCTACTGGAAGAATGCGATCCGAAGGTATCGCTGATGCGTTCTCTGCCGAAGGCACATATGCATCTTCGATGTCGATGATCGCCAATGCATCTCCACGCGACTCACACACATCCAGTAACTTATTAGTTAATATTGTATTGGTGAGTCCTGGATAAGTCATCATGTTGCACTCGACTACTTCTGCATCAGCAACTGCGTCAATGGCGCGGTCGATGGTAGCAAAGGCATAATTAGTATTAGCAGTTGTGCTGTCAAGTAAAGTATTTCTAAAAGGTTCTCTTTCGAGAATATTTATTCCTTCGAAACCACCATTAAGAACAGTGGTAAACCTTCCGAATCCTTGTGATACAACTTCCTTATATCCCGTAGTAGATGCGCTGATTGCCGTCATGGATTCGTCACGTGAGCGAGAACCACTCGAATACTCGGCTAATACACCAGCCGACCCTGTGGTAATATCATCAAGGGAGAAAATCCATGAATACTCCAGAGCATTAGCAACCTCTGGTGTACTATCATCTGCATTCAATGGCTTGCGTCGCAAGATATCGGGCAGTGATGGTTCAAAGCGGTTGCTGTTTGCCATATTGGTGGTTGCACCAAAATAAACGCCCTTTTGATTAACAACAATCCCATCCGTACTTTTGTCTCTTAGAGGAACTTCAGGAAAGTTAAAAGATGCAGTCATATTAGCAGTGCCATCTCCAAAAGAGACAAAATTCGAACCAGTCTCTGCTGAATCTGGCATAAGACTTTGAGAACCTACCACAAAAGTCTGTCCTGCCATGCTTGTTCCAGTCGTTCCTAGTCGCATAGCGGTGATGCCGCCGCTAACAACGGTGAAACCGCGCCAGCGAAGAGGACCATACACGCCGAAGGGCAACATCTGAGCGTCAGCTGTGGCGTCAATAACGGCCTGGTCTAATTCAACACGGATATACCGAGATTGATTAACATAGTTTCCATAAGCAATGTATCGCTTGTTGGTACTATCCCAATCCGTATAAGTGTCTCCAATCTTGCGCGCAATAAAGTCAGGAGAATTAGGATTCAAATTACATCCAGGATATTGTTCAACTGGTTTCACAGTGCTGTCGCTATCTGATATTTGCCGAATCTGTACGTCGAAAGTGCCGTAGGGTACCGCCGAATTGTTAGATGGTGAAATATTACTAATGGAAATCTTAAGATTACTTTGTTCCCACTCTCCACCTGTCAATGCAACAAGCCTAAATAGTTTTTGCATGTTGGTGGGATTGTAAAGAGAGGGTGTACCAAAATCTTGAGAGAAAAACCATCCAGTTTTTGCTCGTTCTAGAGGCATTTGCTGATTCCACTGCTCAGTCGATCCAGAATCTAATCCTAAGATAACTGCGTATCCCTTATCGGTACTCTCGGGTAAATCTGTAATGTTTCGTTCGAATGTTTCACCAAGAAAATAGGTCTTTTGGTTGTCCGAAGGTACCACGTCGGGATCGGTGCTCACTAGCGTAGGATTAGTGTTGAAAACATTTCTAATGAATAGTTTACTATTCTCGCTAAAGTTAAAAACAACTTTATCAGTAAGATTACCACTACCATCTTTAATCATGGCAGTAAACTGTTTGTCACCGTCGCATTTAAATACTCCAATAGCACCTGATCCGGCACCGCCGTCGGCAAAAGATCCGGACAATCCGATTGATCCAGTTCGTGCATAAAAAATCGCTGCTAATGATCCAGTTCCCATTCCACCTGTCGTTGCCGAAGCAGAGGGAATCATAAACAATCCAAAAGCACCACCAGAATATTTACCAGCACCTTCCATGACATCTAGGGATCCTACTTTCCATCCCGCTTTGCCGTCGTTGGTGGCATTATCATCTTCAATTCCGCCTAATCTCACAAAGATAAGGGGACTTTCATTTCTCAAATAGGCTTGAGCAGCATAGGTAGAGTAAGAAGGCGCTAGAACATTAGGTCCTGCTCTCCATACATCTGAACTTCCACCTCCAAAGATGGGGTTTCCAAAAGTTTCTACAAAATCTGAAAAAGAATTAACTTGGACTGGTCGCATTGAAGGACCCTTGAGCGACCTACCAATAATCACTGGGCCGATGTCTCTGGGAAGGGCAGGCAACTGCGAATTGTCAACCTCTGTAACAAAGACTCCAGGGGATACAAACTTGAATTTCTTAACTGACATAGTACGTTGCTCTCCTTATTTGAATTTCACACATAAATAATGCTTCATCTATAATAGTTTTATCTCTCTGTAAATAGTTATGAAAATGGGCAAATGCTTTTATTACGCTTCTAAATTTACAATGGATTATACTTTCCATTCTTCCATGGAGGGGTGTCGCCTAAAATAACCCGTTCACGAGGCAACTTTACTTCTACGGTGTTTTCTCTCACCACAATGCGCGGCGTTACTTGATTATCCGCACTTCCAATAAGGTATCCTAAGACCTTAATGTCGATAGAAGTTTGATACGTTCTCTCCGCATCGCCCATATCCCCTACATTGTTCTCCTGTCCATACTCAGGCTGCATGAATGCTTCATAGCGATGACCTTTCTCGAACATGGTAAAACTATTAATACCTCCCGTCGCTACGGCAAAGGGTTGTAGCATCTCATTCATCTGCTGTTGATATTCTGTCCTCAACATAATCTTATACATCACTGTCACATATACTGGTATGGGAATGGACGTAGAATTATAAACAATTTTATTGTTCTTCTTTGTAACCTTAAAATTCAACTGTCCATACTCTCTTTTGGCATCCGCATTTTGAAAATTCTTCGTCTTTACTTGATTAAGTACCCTGGAGAGGGGAATCGATCCTCCCTCGTAATCCCGAACCGGGAAAATATTTGCTTGGAGGGATCCCTTAAACGCTAAATCTTTTACAACCGATACGCGTTCAACCGTAATGAGGGGAAGGACAAGAGCCCCTTCCTTATCCCGCAAACTCTTGTCGCGCTTTGATTGGAACGCACGTTCAGCGGAAGTCCAAAT